CTCGATCTCGAACTCGTCGCCCACAGGGGCACCGGCGGCCGGCTTGTCATCGACCTCGTCGGGGAACTTGAACTCGTCGTTTTGTGTTGCCATGTCGTTCTCCTTCAAACGCGCGCCACGCCGCGCGGATCCTCGATCGTGCACTCGACCTGGTCGTCGTTGATGACCCGGAACTCGCGACCAAAGACCTTGAACCGTGTGCCGGCGTACGCCCGTGTCATCACGAAGTCGCCTTTCTTGCACCAGGGGTAGCTGAACTTTTTCTCGTCCTTGTACGCTTCGGGACCGACTTCGAGCACGAACAGCACGTGCGATGTCAGCTCCTCGGTGCGGCGCACGTCTTCTGCCTTGAGAATGCCGGTTCCGTCGAAGGTCTCTTTGACCTCAGGCACCATGCACAGCAGCCGGTATCCCGTCGGCATGGGTACGGTCTTGGCCTTCACCGCGTCAGGAGCCATCAAATCGGGTTGGTCCACCGCCTCGATCGGCTTGGGGACGTTGAACGACTCCGGTAGAACGAACTGTTCCATGTAATTTCCTTCGAGCATGACGAATCCGCGTCAAGACGGGGTGGAGCCGACCCACCGAACCGGCGTCAAAGCATGTCGTCGCCGTTTTCCTGGCGCCGCGCGCGGCTCTCCAGGTCGTCGATCATGTCCAGAACTCGTCGCATGGCGTAAATCTCGCCACGATGTCGCTCGTCGACACCCATCCCGCGCTCCAGGTGGTCCCGCCGAGCCTCGATATCGTCTTTGATGCTGCGCCGCAGCGTGTCACAGAAGCTAGTGATCACTTCGGTGCGCCTCCTTCAGGTTTGGTGGGCTCGGGGGCCGTTTCCTTGCCCAAACGGATGCCGTCCGCGGAGATTTGCGCGTCTTGTTGCGCGCGCCGCAGTCCAAAATCGGCCAGTTTGGTCTTGGTTTCGGCCTCGAATCGGGCCTCCTCCAGGTCCTGCTTGTCCGCCGCCACGGCCAGGGTGCCCTTGACCTGTAGCTCCTTGACCCCGATCTCGCGATCTTTCTGCGCCAGTTTCTTCTGCTCCAGCTGGAACGCCGGATCCTGCTGCATGGCCTGGGCCTGCTGCTGGGCGGCCATTTTCTGGTTCTGCATCAGGGCCTGCTGAGCCGCCTGGGCCAGCAGCGGCGCGATCTGGCGCTCGACCTCGGGGTTCATGTCCTCCTCCGGATCCGGCAGCGGCATGCCCAGCTGCTGGGAGACGTGCATCCGGTACGCGTAACCGGCGTGCTCGGCGATGTGCGCCATCAGGGCGCCTTGCATCAGCTGCGCCTGGGGGTTCTGGCCGATGGCCGCCTGGATCTTGGGATCCTGCAGCATCATCTGGTGCACCGCCATGTGGGCCTCGTGATCCTGCAGCATGAACGCCTTGACCGGCTTGTTCTGCAGGATCAGCATGTTCTCCGTCACCGGGTCCCGGGGCTTCATGTCCTCGGGCATGGGCAGGATCTTGGCCGCGTTCTTGATCCCCAGCACGTCCAGCATCTCGCGGTGCAGGTACGGCATGTTGTATATCTGGGGCGACGTCTCGGCCATCTGCAGCGCCGCCTGGTACTGCACCACGCGCTGGCTGAGCGTTGCCGCGTTCGGATCCGACACCGGCAGGATGTCGACCATGGCAAAGTCCGACTTGCGCGAGCTGCGGTCACCCTTCTCCGGGTCGTAGGCGTAGTCGTCGTCCCGGTTGTCCCGGATGATCCCTGCGATGAGCCCGAACTCCTGCTTGAGCACGTAGTGGCAGCGCGCCTGCACCGCTGTCATGACCTTGAGCGTGCGCTCGAGCAGCGCCAGGGTGGTGCCCACCGGCGCCTGGGACGACATGTCGGCGATCTTGATGTCGGCCGTGGCCGCCATGCGCCGGCCGTCCTCGATCAGCTTGTCCAGCAGCCCTGCCAGGACCACGCTGGGCTCCTTGAACGGCAAGGGCATGATGTTGTCCTTGATCGTCCCCGAGCCGACGTCCACGTCCCGGAACTCACCCGGGCGGATCGGCGCGTCCTCGCCCTTGATCCGCATCCCCTTGGTCTTGTAGCCGCCCGGCAGGTTGGCGAATGTGCCGGCGTCGATCAGCTGGCGCAGCACAGACGTTGCGGAGCGCGCGTACCCACCAACCAGGTGGAACAGGCCAAAGCCGTAGGCGCCGAAGCCTGGCACATACTGGTAGTGCACGAAGTGCTGGCGCTTGAGCGCCAACGGGTCTTCTTCCTTCCAGTTGCGCCGGATCGACAACACGATCGACTGTCCCTTGACCAGCGTCACCACGTAGGGCCGGGTCTGCTCGCCGTCATCGAACGGCAGCGTGTCGGACTCCTGGCAGCAGTCCTTGAGCACCAGGTCGGCGTGCACCTCGTAGAACTCCGGTCGGTCGTCGTTGATCGGGCTGTTGCCCGCTTCCTTGTCCTTTTTCTCCTGGATGTCGTTGGTACTGGCCTGCTGGGGCTGCACCTCCACGTCGCGGTAGAAGCCTGACTTCTGCAGCCGCTCCAGGTCGATCATTGTCTTGCGGAACCGGTGCGTCAGCCGGTTGCACGTGCCCAGGTCGGTAGTACCGTAGGGCAGGATGATGTCTTCGGCCGGTACGAACATCGCAACCTGGCGCCCCAGGCTGTCGTCGTGGTACACCTTCTTGAATGCGGAGCCCGACATAGGCAGGTTCCACAGCATGCGCTCGTGCTCGGGGCGGTACTCCAGCATGACGTCGGTCAGCTGGTGGTTCATGTCCTCCTCGACCCGGCGCGCGGCGTCCTTTTTCTCCGGCGTCTCCTTGCCCAGGATCTTGGTACGCACGGGCCCGGCGGCCGGGAACGTCTCCGTGGTCAGCTCCGCCTGGAACCGGACGCATGCTTCCGTGATCAGGGGGTGGTACACGCCGCAGGCGCCGGGGAACGGCTCGGTGCGCGTCTCCATGTGCAAACCCAGCAACTCGATACCCGCCTTGTACGACTTCTCCCAGTCGCTGCGCGCCATCAGGTCGTTGTCGATGGCGGCCTCCAGGTCGGAGGCCAGTTTCGTCAGCGCCTGGGAAGGAATATGCTCCGCCAGGTTGTCGCCGTGCTCGATTTCGACCTCTGCGGCCTCGTTTTCGGGGTCCAAAGGGGTGCCGTCGTCGTCCACCAGCTCGACCTCGATCTCCATTTCGGGCGTGTCTTGCACCCCTTGCGGGACCAAAAACAGCGATTTTTCGATCGAATTGGTAGCCATGGCCGGTTTCCCTAGTAGTAATTGACCGGGCGGCGGTACTGGAGGTCGTCTTCGCCCGTGCGATCGTCGGAGTGTAGCCGGATGAAACCGCCCTGTCGAATACGCATCATCGCCTGCACAACGGTGTCGTACAGGTCGTCATGCTCGCCGTTCGGGAACTCCGCCACCTGGTCGATCACCTCCCGGGCCCACCGGTGCGGCGGCGCCCAGACCATCTTCGACGCAAAAATGTCGGCGATCGCGTTGCCCCGGGCCCGCTTGTCGTTGGCCACACCGGCGCCCTTGCGCGAAGGGCTGTACTCCATCACCGGGATGCCAATCATGCGCAGCTCCTGGATCAACGGCGCGCCGGCGGCCTTCTTCTCGATGATCACCATGTCCGGCTCCCACTCCTTGTAATACTCGAGCGCGAACTTCTTGAGCTCCGGGAACTCTTTGCGGCCGTACCAGGCGTCCAGCAGAATGATCTGCTCCTGGTCCTGCTCCTCCTCGTTGATGAACAGCCCCCAGGTGGTGACGGCCGACGGGTCGGCGCTGGTCTTGGTCTCGTGCGCGGTGTCCCAGCTCTGCAGGATGACGTGGCATTTCGGCGGCTTGTCGGCTGTCCACTCGCGCCACCACTCCCGCTTGATGATCGCCCCCTCCTCGGAGGTGGGCTCCTGCATGTACTGGGCGGCCCAGAACTGCGGGAACATCGACGCTCGCTTCGCAAGCAGTTGTTCTACAGGCCATTGTTCCGGCCATAACGATTTACCGGACGGCAGGATCGCCGGGAAGCGGATCTCGTACCACTGCGGCGAGTCGGTATTCTGCTCCGCCCACTGCAGCGCGCGGCCGATCGGGTCCTTCTTGCCCCAGCGCGTGCCGATCATCACAATCCGCCCGTTGGGCATCAGACGCTGCATGGGACCCACCTGCATGTAGTTCCACGCGGTGGCGAATATGGTGTCCGGGTTGGCCAGCACCGCCTGCTCCGAGACCAGGTCGTCGGCGACGAGCAGGTGAGCTCCGTGCCCGGCCACGTTCGCTCCGATACCGATAGCAAGGTACTTGCCGCCGGCGGTGGTGGCCCAGTTGTTGGCTGCGGACTTGTCGGCGGAGACGACGGTGTTGGGGAAAATCTCCCGGTAGATGGGGCTGGACAGGAGGTTTCGCACCTGGCGCCCGAAGTCCGCCGACAGGTCCGCGGTGTGGGTCACCATCATGATGTGGTGGCTGGGGTTGTGCCCCAGGTACCAGGCGACGAACAGGTAGGCGATCGTGATGCTCTTGCCGAAGCGCGGGGGCATGCTCACCGTCAGCCGGTTGCGGTCCCCGAAGATCACCTCCGCCAGGTGCTTGGCCATGTTGCGGTGGTGGGGCCCCTCCTTGAACTCGGGGTAGACGTGGTGGCAGAACGCCAGGAAGTTCCCCCGATACCGGTCCAGCGCGCGGGAGTGCTCCAGCGCATCCAGGTCGGCCAGAAGCGCCTCCTTGTCGGCGAGCGACATGGTGGGGAGCGCCGCCAGGATGGCGGCTTGGCCGGCTGGAGACAGGGGATCCAGGGTCAACTCCCCCGGCGGGCCTTCCCGAACCCACGGGTCTGCTTGCAGCCAACCATGCCGCCGGCGGCGTACCGTCGCCCTTCGGCCTCCGCCTCCTTGCGGTTTGCCTTGGCGTCGCGCAGCTTTTGGCCTGGGCGCAGCATCCGCTCGCCTCCGTAGGGCGATGGGTTGGATGGCTTCAAGTCGGGGGACACGCGTCCACCCCCGGCAAATCCCTCGTGCACGTTCTTGCCAGCCGGGCTCTGAGTGTCGTATTCCTTGGAATAGGCGCGTATGGCGCCGGGGGATGGCGTTTTCATATCAGCACTTCACCTTTCCGCCCGACTTCATGGCCGGCTTCTTGTCTTTCAGCCACGGGGGCATCGGCTTGCCGCCGGGCTTCTTGCCGGGGGCGGGCTTGGCGCCGGCCTTCTTTGCGAATGGGTTGGGTTTGTCCATAGTGGGCTCCTGGTGGGTGCCGCTACGCGGCGGGGGGTTGAAACTCGGCCGGCGCTGGAGGCGCATCGACGATGCGCGCGTCCTGCACCTCCCGGGCTGGGGGGATGATCTTTGCCAGGCGGGCTCGGATGCGTTCCTCGAGTTCCGCGGCGCTGGCGTCGGTCTTGGTGATGGATATGCGTTCGGTGAAGCTACCCACCTCGGTCAGCTTGCCGGTCATTTCAAGGGCTTTCAGCTTTATCCGGGGGTCTGGACTGCGCGTGAGCTCAAGAAGCTCTGCGACCACGTAGCCCCGGATCTCCTTGGCCTGCTCGACGAACTCCCAGTCGTACTGGGACAGCATGCCGGAGAGGTGCTTAACCGCCGCCGGGACGCGCAGGGCGAGGAGCGCATGCTTCTTGGTCTGGTCGGTGGCCTCGGGGGAGGTGACTGCTGCGAACGCGGCCTGGGCGCCCGTCCGATCCAGTTCTTCCAGGACGTCGGCGTTGTCGTTGAAGTCCACCAGGGTGGTGTTGGCCTGGGCTGCCAGCAGCGTCTCCACGTCCACGCCGGCCAGCGGAGTGAACTCGGGTTCCAGGAGATGGGCGAGGATAGCCATGCGCGGAGTGTATCCGGATGACCGGCCGGCTGCAACGGGGTATGATCGGGGCACCAGGGTGGTACCTGGTCGGCTCATCACCGGAATGCTCCTTGGTCGTAACCGCGACCCTTTCCCCGGCACCGTGTGGTCCCGGGGATTTTTTTAAATTTTTTTGCACAGTTCTGAACAAAAGGTACCGGGGGGTCTCGCTATAAAAACGGTAGCTGCGATGTACGAAACTTGACATTTGCAATGTCCGGATCTACACAAAATTGAGAGGATCGGTGTGGAACAGTGTTTATAGCCCAACGTGTACCGACTGCCCTATAGGGGTCCCCCCACCCCAGTACCCCCTGCCACCCCCCACTTCCTAGGGGTAAATACCCCCCATTGTTAAGATATGGACATGTTCTGAGCACTGGGCCCGGGACACAACAGGAGTAACACCATGCTGATCCGCAACGAACTGTACAAGGCTGCCCAGAAGTGGGATGCCATTCCCCTATGTGCACACTACGCATTCATGACTGCGTACCACCGCGCGAACAACCAGCGCGACACACGATGGGCACGCCGTGCGCTTGCTATGCATATGGGAGCAGCTGCCGCACGTGGTGACAACGTGGGCGCAGCGAACATCAAGGCAATGATCATTGCCTGCTCCTGAATTGGTAGCACGAGTTAGGCAATTGCCTAACCGGCACCGTGATACACGTTGATACCAGCGTGTATTGCAGTGCTGCGGTTTACATAACGCAGTGCGCCGGGTGTGTTACC